ATGTTCTAATAACCAAGTATCAGACAGCTCCCTCATCTTCTTCATGCCGTCGCAGAACTGTTTAAAGTCCTCGCAACCTTCATGCAATACTTCTTCAGCCGCAATATCGGCATCTATTAATAGTTCTTTTAATGCACCCATGTTATTCCCCCTTAGATTTGTTTAGTCTGAACTCTGCATCTTCAATCGCAGAGTGACATACATTAATTAACTCACTCTCAAAACCATCAGCCTTAACTAAAAGACCAACAACTAAATTGTGAACCAGCAAGTAAGACCCAGCCATCGGGTCCATCATTTCCATATCCTTATCAACCAAGCAATCTTTTGCGTAGTTACGCATCATATTGACAGTTAAGTCAAAAGCCAGGTCGTTGTTGAAATCCATTTCAGATTCTTTCTTCACACTCATATTCATATTCTTCTCCATAAATAAAATAAATATACATTTAGTATAGCTATATCTGTTTACATGTCAAACAATTTAATATACTATCTAATATTAACTTTTGGAGAAGTAAATGAATAAAGAAGAAATGAATGAGTTAGTAGATAACAGTATGGCTCTTGTCTTGGATATGACTATGCGCAACAACCAGGCTTTATCTAAGTCAGCCTTTAAACCAAAGGGTTCTACTAATTTTAACAATGACCTTGTAGCTATGAAGAGACTCCAGGCTTTTGTTGAGTATATATATGCTCATCAGCCTAGTATGTTTGAAAGTGCTTATAGGTTTGCAAGTGAGTCAGTCGTAGACAATGAGTAATAAGATAAGGTTCTACCCTTTTAGGTCTTATGACGATAGGTTTGGCGTAAGATTTATACCCTATGACGCCACTAAGTTTGAGTTAAAAGCCATTACAGATAATCTTGATGCTAATGCCTTGTTTGATAAAATGAAGGCTAACTGCGAAGGATATGTACCTGCATATAATCCAGATAAAACTTATACAGAAAACTTACAAGACCTACAAGCAAAGTTAGGCTATTGGCCTGTACCCATTACACATCAATTTGTGTATGAAGATATACCTATAGAGTATGATGACGACTGGACAGAAGAAACAGCTACGCCAAACTATAAACACCGTTGGGAAATGGAAGAACATAAACACTCGTATTTCCCACCCAAAGATGATGAGGTTCCATTTTGATTAAATTAATAAAAAGATTAGATAGCTTTCTTGATAGAAAGTGGCGTGAAGTATGTGCCGTAATATTTTATATGCTAGATAAAAAAGTAGAAGAAGAAGATATTGATTGGCTCAATATGCAAAATAATATGGTTCAAGATAAGAACAACATCAATAAACTAAAAAATGTAACAGAAGAAAAAAAGGAGAAGAAAATATGGAAAAAATAACAGAACTAGAAGCATACCGTTTGAAGAACGAGGAGATGCCTTAATATATGCAGACATACCCAACGAGGTATATCACTCTGAGGTAGGAATAAGCAGTAGTACCCTGCGTAAGTTTGGCAATTCCCAGCTACATGCTGTTAATGAAGTGCAAAAGACTACAGATGCTATGAACTTTGGTACTGCTGCTCACTATATGTTAGTAGAAGGAGAGGAAGTGTATAACCAAGAAGTTGCTGTGCTGATGGGTTCTCCTTATACCAAAGCATATAAAGAAAACAAAGCAGATATGTTGGAACGATACGATTGCGTTATTAAAGAGGTAGAAGATAACCATATCAAAGGTATGAAGGCCAATATTATTGATGAGGCTGACATGTATTTACAAGCAGAAGGCAAGTTACCAGAGGCTAGTTTCTTTTGGTATGAGGATAAGATTCTTTGTAAATGTAGACCAGATTTAATATGTCCACCTTTCAAAGATTTATATAAGCCTGGTGAGATATATGTTGTTGACTATAAAACAACTAAGTCTTGCGACCCAAAAGAATTTGCCGACTCAGTTAAGTATTGGGGTTATGACATGCAAGCCGCTTGGTATCGTAGAGGTATGGAGAAGGCTGGATATAGCGTTAAAGAGTTTGCCTTTGTTGCCCAAGAGAAGTTCCCTCCTTATGCCAGTAAGATATTTGTTATTACAGATGAGCAGATGGACAAAGCCTGGGACAGGATGCAAGTATTCTTAGATGCTTATAACAAATACTTATATGATGGTATAACTACTATTTATAATTCAGATAGTATTGTGACTTTGGACTTGGAAGATTAATGAAAAATTTTATTGACGAACTTTTAGGCAGATTTTTAGAATGGTCTTGGAAAAGAAAGGCAGAAAAATTATTTCGGAGAAAAAAATGAATGACCCAGTAAACCCTAATCATTATAAAGACGGCGCTATAGAATGTATTGACGCTATGGAGGCCAGTATGACACCTGAAGCTTTTGCTGGTTATTGCAAGGGTAACGTAATCAAATATGTGTGGCGTTACGAAAAGAAAGACCAGCTAGAAGGCTTGCTCAAAGCTCAATGGTATCTCAATAGATTAATTCAAAAAGTAGAAGAGCCGTCTATGGCTTCTTTGGAAGATGTTGAGATTGAAGAAATGGCTAGCTCAAGTATAAGCCAACACCTCTAATCTTTTTTGTGGAGGTTGATGAAATACTCAGCCTCTACAACAGCTAAGGTCTTAGACCTATTCCTCTTAATAATTACTAATGGTTGATGCTTTCCGCAGTTAGCAGAAGCTTGGTCGTATGCTTTCCAGATGTTTAAGGACTCCTGGCATTTACACTCAATAGAATAAGGAAAGGCATCTCTTGCCTCTTTACTCATAATAACATCTTCTCCACCAGCACCCATTGATGTTGATTTAACATTCTCTGGATGTATGTCTAGAAGTTCAATAAGTTTATCTCTCACCCATTGTTGGAGTTTGCGACCTTTTTGTTTTGCTGATTGTGGTTTCATAATTAAATGCTAGGTTGGGCTTTTGAGAAGTATTTACGGAGTTATACGATTACCCTATAGACCCCTAGCGGAGCCTGTTATTTTATAAAGAAGGTTTAGCTGGCTTGCTAGTCTCCGCTGCAGCCATACTTGGTGGAATCTCTACCTTCTTAGGCGGAGCTATTCCATCTCCCTTCGGAGTTCTAAAAGCAACTATCTCATTTTGTGTATCTGGATAGCTAGGATTGTCACTCTCTCTTTCAGAAAAAGTACAAACCATATTTTTGCCTTGTAAGTCTTCTGCATTTACAGGTGGAGTATCAAGTCCAACAGCAGTAAGCAAACGTTTAAAATCAGAAGCTGCGTAGCCTCTAATTAATTCTTGCTTCTCTTTGTCTTCATTTGTATACCAAAGGCTAAAGTATTTTCTAACAATCCAACCATTAAATTTTGGCTCGTTATGTACCTTAACTTCTAGTTTAATACTCTCATTACCAGCAGCAGATACATGTTTAGTACATTCGCTAATAATACAATTATAATCACCTTTCGGTATATAAGAGGATGATTCCTCTCTCTCAGATTCTACGTTTGTAAAATCAATTCCATCAAAGTCAGACATTATGCTTCTCCTGTAAATCCTAACTTGTTAATAATATGTGATAGGTTAGGTTCCTCTAGGGCTTCTAACTTACCACTCCTGTCCTTAGCAATATAATTAGCGCCAAGAGTTGTTTGCAACCATCTTTCGGTTGTCTTTTTTCCTTTCTCATCTTCGGTATCAAATGTCCTCAAACATAACACTTCATCAAAGAAATAAGGAATTTGTGTAGGTAGTTTTGCTCCAACCATCATTGGTTGATAGTGCAACATACCAGTAGATTCATCTCGTACTTCTTGCTGTTTAGCAATAAATACAACATGTATTGGAAGGTCCCTAAATCTACGCATCGTCTTAGTCATTATTTGAATGACCTCGCCATACGCTTTTCTTGGGTCTTTACTTTTCTTCAACTCGTTGCCCAGAACAATCTCTGACATTTCTGTCACGCTGTCTAAACAAACGGTATCGTAGTCTAGCTTACCGCTTTCTAGTAACTGTGCAATTTCTTCTATTTCAGCTGCTTCTTTGACTTCAATAGCAGTCACGTTCGTAGCATCTTTAATAGATAGAAGTCCAGCCTCCATACTTACAACAAGGGTCTTGCCTGGAACGGTCTGACAAAGAGTTGTCTTACCAGCTCCAGAGATTCCGTAAACCAAAAGTTTAGCACCTTGCATTTCGACCAACTCGCTAGGGCTTTTTATACGACTTATAATATCGCTCATATCATTTCTCCTAAAGATAAAATAATAGTATACAGATAAAATTTATAACTGTATACTTTTAGTTCAAAATAAATTTATTACAGAAAGCAACTATGAGCGAAGTCAATAAAAATCAATGGAAAGTGAATTATTTATACAGGCTAAAGCAGTTATGTGATAAAGATTTAGAATCTTTATATGCTAACAAACTAGAGCCAGAATACAAGGAGAGAGAAGTGAAACGTATATCTTTAAAAGATTATATTGCCTATATAGGCAACGCTGGAGCAGCAAAATTATTTGAATGCTCTGAAGCAACAGCAAAGTCCTGGAGATATGGTAGGCGTCAACCTTCTATAAAACAGGCTAAAAAGATAATCAAAGCAGCAGACGGAAAGCTAGACTTTGAATCTATCTATGGACCACTTGAAACTACTTTTGAAGAATAACAGAAGTGTTCAACGTCAAAGCAACAGCAGAAGACTCTGCGTTGGATTTAGCGCTTGCCTATGCAGAATCAGGCTTTAGTGTAGTACCTTTACTACGTCATAACAAAGTCCCTCCAAGAGAACTTGGAAGCTGGGAAAGATTCAAGAGCGAACAACCAACGACAGAAGAGATAACTAAATGGTTTCAAGGCCGCGATGATTTAGTCGTAGCTTTAGTGACTGGTAAGTTTTTAGTTATAGATGCAGATACCCCAGAAGCAGTCACGTGGGCTGCAAATAATTTACCTGTTACACCTTTAAAGGTAGCTACTGGTAAGGGTATGCACTATTACTATAACAACCCAGAAAATTTTACAACTTATGTCGCTCGTAGAGTTACTGGTTATGACCCAGAAAAACTCATTGATATAAGAGGCGTTGGTGGCTTGATTATTGCCCCCTATAATATTCATGCTACTGGCGCCATCTATGAACCACAAGTAATACCAGGTTGGGAATTGCATGATACAGGTGACTTGCCAGACTTCTCTCGTGAAGACTGGGTAAAGGTAACTGGCGCAGACAAGATTAACGGCAAACCTATAGCGACACCTCTCTCCCTTGAAGCCGCCGCTGAAGGAAGCCGTAATGATACTGCAGCTAGACTGGCAGGTTATCTGATTGCCAAAGGATTGAATACAGACTTTACTCAATTCTTTTTGCAGTCTTGGAATAGAGGCAACAAACCACCTTTAGAAGATTCAGAGATAGCTACAACTGTAAGTTCTATTATGAGAACCCATGAGCGTAAGAATCAAGCTGCTCCTAGTTACATATCTAAAAACAGGATAATAAAAGAACCAAGTGAGTTGTATAACCCTCCAGGAATTATTAAGGACATCTATGAATATTCAGAGCAAATAGCTCAAATATCTCAGCCAGGATTAAGCCTGCAGTCAGCCTTGGGTGTAGGTTCAGTTGCTGCTGGTCGTATGTATAAATCAGATATGAATAACTTTTCATCTTTGTATTTTATGTGTATTGCAAAATCTGGTCAGGGTAAAGAAAATACTAAGACAGTTATTGAGTCTGTGTTAGATAGTTCTGGCCATGTAGATTTGATGGCTGGAGATGGCTATACATCAAGTGGAGCTGTCTATAGTTTGTTGCGACACAAACCGACGCACATAACTGTAATGGACGAGTTTGGTAAAAGATTAGAAAGTATAGCCAAGTCATCCAACTCTAATAAAGAAGACGCCCTGCAAGCTCTGATGGAAGCCTGGGGTCGTTGTCACGGTACTATCAGACCTGATAACTACTCTTTAATGAATATGTCTAGCAAGCAACAGCAAGAAGCTATGGATAGGTCAACAATTAAACCAGCTATAACACTTATGGGTATGAGTGTTCCAAAGAATTTTTACGGTGCTTTATCTACAGGCAGAATTGTAGATGGATTTTTAAATAGGTTTATTGTTGTTGAATCCAAACTTCCTAGAGTTGTAGGTAGGATGGTTCCATTTAGAGAACCTTCTCATGCTATATGTGAGTGGGTTAGAAAGATGCGAGAGACTAAGAATGAAATGGAAGAGCTTGCTAAGAACAACTCAGAGATGGATTTTAGACAACGTGTTCTTACTTTTGATAGTGAAAGTAAAGACTTATTAACCAAGCTTGCATACAAATTAATAGAAGAACAAGACGCTCTAGAGAAAGATGGACTAGAAGTATTGCTATCTAGAACTAGAGAAAAGGCTATGAGATTAGCTTTGATATGCGCTTTAGCGGATGACCATAAGACCAATATTATTAGGAGTGATATAACTAAGTGGGCAATTGATTATGTTTATTACTATGACCAATTACTTGTAGATAACTGTGAAGACAAAGTTGCAGGCTCAGAGACAGAAAGCAAGATAAAACAAGTCTTAAGCTTTATTAGGTCGCAAGGAGATATAGGTATCAGTAAGCGTGATATAGATAGGCGTGAAATATTTAGAAGTATGAAGTCATACGAGGTAAAAGAAATTATAGAAAGACTGAAGAACTCTGGAGAAATCCAAGAGAAAGATGTTAAGACTAAAACTACAGGCAGGCCAACAAAACGTATTGTTGCGATTGACCCTGAGTTCTTTGATGATTAAAGGAGTGGAGTATGAATCCAAAACCAAAGATGGAAACAATAAGCGACCAGAAACGCGAGGAGCGTGTAGCTGGTTTTATAGAAGGATTGTGGGATGTTAGGTGCAACAAGCTACCAGTATCTTACGGACTAGATTACTGGTGCGAAAGTAGTGACTCTTGCTTTTGGCTAGAAGTTAAATGTCGTAGTTTCGGTATAGATAGGTATGACACTTTATTACTTAGCACCTCTAAATTAAGAATGGGTGCAGCTTTGTCTTTAGCTACTGGCCATCCTTTTGTCCTGGTATTTGCTATGACTGATAGCGTTTACTCACATACTTGGAAAGCAGGCAAAGAGTATGACGTTAGATTCGGTACGATAGCAGAGCCTATTTACGAAGAAGACTCAGAGCCATACGTTCACTTAAGTAAAGATGAAATGACTTGTCTATCAGAACACCCGCTAGGATTTGATAGAGAAGAAATGGGTTTAACTTATAATAAAAAGAGTTAGGCCAGTCTGCCTAGACTTTCAGCAATACTCTCGTTGGCTGGATTTCCACCTAATAAGCTTCTGTTAATGGGTGCTTGATTTTGAGCGCTTAAATTTGCTGGAATAATATCTGGTAAATCTGGTACAGATGCTTTGATTGGTTTTGCTATTTGTTCTACCTGTCCTCTCAATTCTTCTGCGACAGATTGATTTTCTGGAGATTCTACTTGCTTTCTAAGTTCTTCCATAATACCAGCTTCTGCTTGTCCTGCCTCTTCTTGTATACTTTGAGCTGCAGTTAATCTTAAAGCTTTTTCAAAAGCATCTATTACTTGTAAAGTTGAACTTGTATCTGTTCTTGCCATAAGTCTAACAATTTTTGGGTTAGACATAACGTTTGCAAAAACTTTTAAACCAACAATAGTTGGAAGTAAAGATATATTAAGAGCTTGCGCACCGATAGCTCCAGCAACAATACCACCAGCTGTTAATCCTTTAGAAGCTCCTACTTGTAAATCCAATGATTGTTGGAATGCTTTAAATGCAAGCAACTGGTCTTTACCAAACATTGCCTCAAGAGTTTCATCTCCGTATGATTCCATAGCATTTTTAAATTGATTAGGTTTAAAAATATCTGTAAGTTTTGCTGTTGATTTTAGCGAACCAACACTAACAGCATCAGTAAGTAATTGTCCTAAAGCATTTTCTCTAACTTTAGCAAAAGTTGCTGGTTCTAAAGTATTTTTTAAGTAGTTAATATCTACAGCAGATTGAGGTCTAAATATAGAAGCTACAATTCTTTCTGGAGTTTCTTGATTAACAGTCTTCATAAATGCAGACTTAGAAAGTTTTTCTGCATCTGCTGCTAATACTGCTTTATCTCTCAGTGTTTTTAGAAGAACGTTTGCTGTATCTAATTCAGGATAATCTGCAATCATTTTTTGCGCATCAAAACCTTTATCTCCTGGAAAAAAATCAGGTTCTCTTCCTTCTATTTGCGCTCGAGTTCTTTGTTGAGATGGCTTTGCCATTACAAATTGAGATGGGTCTTCGTCCAAAGCTCTAAAGAAATTGTCTAAATCTTTTTTATTTATTTTTGGATTTAACCTAGTTATCTCTCTTAGCAATTGTATGTTTTGTTCATACTTGGCTCCAAACAAAGGTCTTAAAGTGTCTTCATATTTTAAGATGTTTGTACTAAATTGCGCTGGTTTTAATAGTCCTGTTGTTTGGTCGGTGCTTTTTTTAATAACATTTTGCATTAATAATTTAGCCATTTTCCCTCTAAACATATCTTTTTGGCCTGGAGCTATGTTTGACAAAATCTGGTCAACAATTCTAGAGTTGTTTGGGCCATCTATAAAAGCAAACATTTCATCTGGATTGCCCTGTCCTTTGTTAAATTTAATATCATTAATAACTTTTTGAGCTATGGTGTTATCAAATTTTTGCATTCCTTTTTTATATTCTTCTTTGGCTTTTCCAAATGCCTTTGCTGCATTCATGGCAGCTGTTTTATTTGCTCCCTCTACTCCCGCAAAAGCTCCTTTGCTTAAAAAAGCTTTTCCACTAGCAATATCTTTAAATAGATTATTTATTTCTTCAGATACTTCTTTCATTACCCTGTAGCTTGTTCCGCTTGTAGCACCTTTTTGACCTAATACGCTTAACAATGACTTAACTTCACTTTGAGCTTTTATTAATTGTTCTAAGTTTTCAATGTTTCCACCCTCTGCAAGTTCTTTTAAATAAGTAACTGGTTTTCCTTGATATTTAAACAATACATCCTCAACGTCTGCTCTATTTAATATTTCTTTAAATACGCTACTGTAAGCTTTGACTTGATTCTGTATTGCTGGCATAGCTCCTGCCTCTGCTAATGCCTTGTCAGATGCTGCATATAATTTATTTTTACTTGTATGCCAAGTTTTGTAAGATGACCCAATTGAATCCATGAGTTCTCTTTTTAAAGCAGACCCAGAAACTTCTCCTAGGCCTTGAACTGTATTCATTTCGTTTAACATCTTCTTTAAAAGTTGGTCTAACTTTTGGTCAGAAAGATTCATTGCTTTATCAAATGCAGTAGTGGCAGCTTTTAATTCCTGTCCAGCAACCTTACCTACTGCCCCAGCAGAAATAAAATCATCTATAGTAGCGTCTGCATTTCCTATAGATTTAAAGAAATCATCCATTTGAGCTACCAAGTTTGCACTTGCTCTTTTTTCTCTTGCACTTGCACCTGTTACTGCTTCAGCAATAGACTGACCTCTTGATGGAATAGTTCTTCCCAAAGCTGCTTGGGTAACAATACCTCTTGGAAACTTAGGTTTTATTTTTTGTTGTTTAAATTCTTTTAAAACTTCTTTTCTAGTAGCCTTAAAATTAGGGTCGGTTATATTTTTTTTAACTGCTATTTGTGCGTCTACCTTGGCTACATCTCCTAAATCGTAACCATCCATAATAAAACGAGAATCTCTTACGTTACCGTTTGTTGCCGTTCTACCAAAATACGTTTTAAATATACCGCCTAAAACTTCTGCAGCACCTTGAGCAACGGTACCAAGAATTACCTCGTCTTTTACCATTTTCCCTACTTCTTCTTCGTTTTGTAGCTGCACGCCTCTAGCAATCTCGTTTGATTCTTCTGCTGCTTTACCAATACCAGAACCAGCTCCAACTAACAAAGCTCTTCCTACTCTAGAGTCTAAAGCTCCTCTTAACCATTTCACACCTCTAAGGTATGGATTAACTGCTGCGATAGCTCCTAGTACAGGTCCAGCGTATCCAGCTAAATCTGCGTAGTCTCCAGAGGTAAATGCTTTATTTTCGTCAATGACAATATTTTTATTAGATGGTTTTAAACCTAAAGCTGTTTGGGCTGCAGGTGTTAAGGCAAGGCTGCCTTTTGAGTCTCTTACATATCCGCTTGAACCAATACCAGGAAAGTTATTTAATACGTTTTCTCTTTCAGAAACGTATTCACCATCTTTTCTATAAAAATCCTCAGCTACAGCTAACTGCGCTCTTAAAGCGTTGTTTTGTATACCTGTTTCGTAATCAAAATAAACTTTGTCGTATGCTCTAGAGCCTTCTCTTTTTGCAATTTCTGCTTTAGCTTTAGCGGCAGCATCTTCTGGATTGTCAGCGTTTACTCTAACAAAAACACCTTCAGCTAGCTTTACGTTATAAGTTCTCATTATTGGCCAGTAATATCTAGTTGTATATCATCTGGATTAGAACTTGGCGTGGTTGCTTGTGCAGACGATTGACGTTGTAAGTTATAACCCAATTCATCATTTAAAATCATTAAAAGTTCAATATCATCAAAAATAGATTTTGGGTCATACCCAGCTATAAATTTTGCGTTAGCTTTAATATTTCTTTGAGATAAAGATTTTTTAGTAGTAATTGAACGTAAATTTTCTTCTAATTTAAATTTCATAGTTCCAACACTATCTTCTGGGTCAAACAATCTTAAGCTACCCATAATTTTTTCAGCTATTTGTCTATCAATATTAGAGATAGTTCTTCCTGACTCACCTAATATTTCTTTAATATCTCTATTTGTTAAAACTTTTAGCATAGCCTTAGCTCTTTGTCCTGGCTTCATGCTTTCAAATTGTTTAACATTTTTTACACCAGCAAAATTTAAAAATTCATCTACAGTAGTTCCTATTTTACTTGCAAAAGAAGTAATATTTGTAGATGGGTTTGATAATATTCCTAAAATACCAGTTGTTAACTCTTCTGCTGCAATAGCGTTATTATAATCTTTTATATAATCGTTTAAACTTTCTTTAGATTTTAAAACTTTTTCATTATCTCCAACACTTAATCCACCCGCTGCGGCCAACTCTGCATCTCTTTTAGCGTCTAATTGTTCTTGTAACTGTCTTTCTTCTGAAGCTGCGGCACTGCCTACTCCAATACCTTCTGCAAGATTGCCATATTGAGTTAAGGCTTTACCAACATTTCTCATCATTCTTAGGTTGGCGTCGCTGTTAAATGCGTTACCAAGTGTTGTAAACAATTGCTCGGCTTGGTCGTTTTCTGTTGCTACTGTCATTCCTTGAGGTAAGTCAGCATCTTTTTTATCTTCATCTTTCTTGTCATCTCCAGGCTCTGCTGCCTTAACTGGGTCTGCAGATGTACCTGTTGCGTCGTCGTCAGTAGTTGGAGTTTCTCCAGGAGTAACTTCGGTTGCCTTTTCTTCAATAGGTTTAGCTTCTTCTTTTGCTATTTCTTCTAAGCTTTGGTCTATTTCTCCAAGACTAGACCTTAAAACGATTCCATCAAGAGTTTCGTTAGTAAATCCTTGCCTTTTATTTCCTGAATCGCTAATACCAATTGTAGGGTCTGTAAAATATGTATCTTTATCAAATTTAAATCTCTCGCTTGGAAAAAAGTCTTGAGCGCCGTCTGTATCAGCCATAAATCCACCAAAAAGATTTCCTACTCCTTCTGTTAATTGTTTTCCATAATCCAAGGCAAAACTACCTGCGTCTTCAATTCCTGACCTAAGACTTAACGGGTCTGGTAAAAATTCACCAAACTTAAATGTAGAAGGGCTTGTTGAAGAAAATCCTGCTTTTCTTTTACCAACAACTTGTCTAAATATTTCTTGTAAATCTGAACCATATTTTACGTCTGGATTTTGTATTAAGGCTTCTAATTCTCTGATGTTTTCAGACATTAATATATCTTTAAACTTTTCTGAGTCTATAGTAAATAATTTTCCTTCAGCGTTTCTATATTGATTTGGACCTAATTCAGTGGCCGTTCCAATCTCTGAAATTTCTGGAAGGTCATCTTCTTTAGCGGTCAAAGAAACTTTTTCTAAACTAGGCTCAATTACATTTATATCTGTACTTGGCTTAGGAGACATACCAACAATACTTCTTGCTTCTTCTTCACTTAGGTCAAAGTTCATCATAATAGCTGAAACCATACCTTCATCATCAAAAATTTGAGCAGTTGCTTGCATATATCTTCTAATATCTTCTGGTATCATTGATATATCAGCTTCACTTGGAAGCTCTGGTGGTGTTGCTGGCTGAGGAAAACTTGGATTGATTGTTGTATCACCTTGTTGATTAGCCAGAGTTGTAGTTTCTTGCATCTCTACAAAAGGATTAATATTACCAGAAAACTCATCTGCTCCAGGGCTTGCTATAGCTGGATTAACACTACCACCTAAAGCGTTGACAGCAGATTCAATAACAGCCATCGGTACTTCTGGCAACATCTCTTTAATATCTACTGAATTATAGCCTTGACTTACGTAGTAATTGATTAAGTTTGGTATATCTACCATTTGTCCAGGAGTAGGTTGCGTAGTTGCTACGTCTCCTTCTGCAAACATTCTTCTGTTAAGTATATTCATATTAAACGCTAAATCCGCCTTTTTTCAGATAATCTATCATTTCTTGGCTTAAACCACTCTGTTGTCCTTGTCCTTGACCAGCATTTGCGTAGTTGGTGTAAGTATTCATAAATGTACCTAAGCCTTCTGCTAATGGGTCTCTAGGCATACCGTAAGTAGTTCTAACATTTGAACTGCCTCCTTGATAACCTGGAGCAAATCCTTGAACAAAACCAAGAGCTTTCATCGGAGCAAATCTATTTCTTTCATCTGCTTGATACATCGCATCTATTTCAGCTTGCTTCATATCTCTAGACATTCTATCGTGGTCCATCAATTCGCTTCTTTCATCTCTGCCCATTTGTTGATATATACCACCTAATCTACCCATATCGCTACCATACGAAGCGTAATCTCTTCCAAGACCGCCTAGGTCTG